AGCTGGTGCGGCGCGGGATGCGCGGGTTGAGCTTTGGCTATCGGGTTCGGGAGGCTGGCTCGGCCGCCGGAATGCGGGAGTTGCGGGCGCTGGACCTGGTGGAGGTGAGTTTGGTCGCCCGGCCGATGCAGAAGCTTGCGCGGGTGCATGCGGTTGAATGACCGAAGTGAATGGGTGATGCTGGCGGGATGAAAGCTTCAGTCGTGTCCGTCTTCGCTCTTTTTCTTGCTGGATGCGAATATCATCCGCCGGGCATGACGAGCGCGGACGTTCAGGCCTTCGCCGCCGAGCGGCCGGGCATCACGGCAAAATGCCTCGACGATGTGCGCTGGGGACGGCGCGACTGGGGCGATGCCGGAGAGGACCCTGACTGCTTTGAAATGTTGCCGGAGCAACGTTGGTCGGGCCTGTGGGAAGATGGGTGGGAATGGACGAACTTCTGCGCAGAGCCAGCGAAGCAATGCGACTGGATGGCGAAGAGCGGTACCTGGCTGACCTTCGCTGAAGGCGCTTATCCGAAGGGCGAAGTGCCCGACGGAACGTATCGAATCGAGTTTATCGGCAGGCGAACGAAGATCCCGGGACAGTTCGGTCACGATGGAGCTTATGAACATTTGATGGTGGTGGATCGCCTGATCTCGATCCGGACCATACCGGGCGAGGAATACCAAAAGAGATACTGAGCCGGCCTGACGGCCGTAACGAGAAATGACGAGGGTCGCGGGTTTCCGCGGCCCTTTTTTCATGCGCGAAATCAAAAGGAGAAAATGCGGATGTTGGAAGTGAAGGCGGATGCGCTCGAGGAATCTTTCGAGGCGATCGAGCGGGACGAGGATGGGGTTGCGGCTCTGAAGGCGGAGCTGGATTTGCTCAAGGCGAAGATCGCGTCGGGCGCGATCCAGGGGCAGCGGCCCGCGCTGGATGGCATCAAGTCGCATGGCACAAATATGTTTTGTGAGCAATATTTGCGGCGTGGAATTGAAGCAGGGCTGGAGATGAAATCGCTCGGCAATTCTTCCGATTCCGCCGGGGGTTACGCGGTGCCGCGTGAGATTGACGAGAAAATCGAAAGCACGCTCAATGCCATCTCGCCGATCCGGTCGATCGCCAATGTCGTCAAGGTGGGGAGCGCGGGCTATCGCAAGCTGATCGCGAGCGGCGGGACGCCGTCGGGCTGGGCCGGATATGATGCGGACCGGCCGGAAACGGGGACTCCGACCTTCACCGAGATCGTGCCGGCCAGCGGAGAGCTCTACGCCAATCCGGCGGCGACCCAGCAGATGCTCGACGATGCGATGTTCGACGTCGAGGCCTGGCTTGCGCAGGAGATTGCCGGCGAGTTCGCCCGGGCGGAAGGCGCGGCGTTTGTTGCGGGCAGCGGGGTCAACCAGCCGCTCGGCTTCCTGAGCTCGCCGACCTCGGCAGCGCTGGACGGGGTTCGTCCGATGGGCACGCTGCAGACGATCGGGACGGACGTTGCCGGCGGGTTCGCCGCGAGCGATCCGGAGGATGTGCTGATCGACCTGGTGCAGTCGCTTCGATCCCCATACCGGCAGGGCGCGGCGTTCGTGATGAACTCGGCAACCGCAGCGGAAATTCGCAAGTTCCGGACCGCGGATGGCGCCTTCATGTTCCAGCCGAGCCTGGCCGCGGGCCAGCCGGCGACCTTGCTCGGCTATCCGCTGATCGAGGCGGAGGACATGCCGGACATCGCGGCGGGATCGCTGTCGATCGCGTTCGGCAACTTCAAGGCGGGCTATGTGATCGCCGAGCGCAATGCGACCACGATCCTTCGCGATCCCTACACGCACAAGCCCTACGTCCACTTCTACGCGACCAAGCGCGTAGGCGGCCAGGTCGTGAACTCGGAAGCCATCAAGCTTCTTCAGTTCGCTTAAGCGACCGACCGCGGGGCCGGGCTCGGCGGGCGCCCGGCCCCCTTTTCCAACAGAATCACAGGAGCTCAATTTGGCGGATTCATTCCAGCCGAGGTTCGTCGACCTCGTGCGCAACTACACCGACACGACCGGAACCCAGAACCTTGTACTCGGCGCTGCCGTTCCAGGATACGAGGGCTTTGCGGACGCACTCAAAGCCGGCGATCGCTTTTACTATTCGGTCATCGCCGTCGAGAGCGCCCAGACCGAGGTCGGCAGAGGGACCCTGCAGGCTGACGGGACTATCGCGCGCGAGCCGGTGAACGGGACGATCACGGATTTTGGGCCCGGGACCAAGTCCGTTGCGCTCGTCGCAGGGGCGGAATGGTTCGAGGGCGTTCAGGCCGGTGCGGGGGGCAGCTTTTCGGCCGCGAGCAACCGCGCCGAGCTCGCACTTGCCGACACGTCGAAGCCGGCGATCCTGCACGAGGCCGGGCGTGCCGGCCTCTTCGTTTTCGACCCGGGTGACCGGTCGGCGGACGTTTCAGTCGACACTCTTCAAGGCGTGTATGTCGCTCCCGCATCGGACCCGACCGGCACGTCCGGAGCCTGGGCGCGCCGATATTCAGGCGCGATCGAGGCTCGCTGGTTCGGTGCTACCGGGGATGGCGTGACCGACGATACGCAGGCCATTCAGTCAGCGCTGGACTTCCTCGACGCAGGCGGTGGCACCGCAATCCGCCTGGGCCAGGGTGTTTTCGCCATTTCCTATGTCCTGATGAACGGAACGCCCGGGCTCCTGTTCGATGCGCGGCAAGCTACAATCCTTGGCTCCATTCCGGACAATTTCCCGACGTTCAATTATTGGGGCGCGGGCACGAAAATCGTTGGCGGCACCTGGAAGATCGTTTCCGGAGCAGTAGGGACACGGCACTTCGACGTCGTCGCCCCCGATTGCGAAATCGACGGCGCGGAAATGATCAAGGAGCCGGAAGCCGGAGGATACCAGGCTTATATCCGGGAGGATGCAGACCGCTTCACGATGAGGAATTGCCGGAGCGCGGGCTCGAATGGCTTCTTCCAGTCGGGGAGCGGTGCCCGATATCTCAACAACCGCTTCACGGGTCCGTCTGTGGGAGGCGACGACGCAATCGCGATCAAGGCCACCGTGGATTCCGTCAACGATATCAAAATCGTCGGAAACCATTTCGAGAATCTCGCCTTTTTCTGCTCGATCGGGTCCGAGATCGGCACGCTGGGAGAAGATGATCCGTTCTACTCGCTGGGCGTCCGGAACGTCATCGTCGCCGGGAACAGCGGTGAAGCGTGCGCGGGCATCCTGTTCATCAAGCCCGGTGCAATCAGCAATTACGACTATCGGGACGGCACCGTGGAGGGCGTCGTCGTTTCGGACAATGTTCTTCGCGACGAGACCGGCGCCAATTTTTCCCGAGGCATTGCCATAACCGCGGCGCGAGGCGCTCGAGTTCGAAACGTAAGCGGCCGAAACAATTTGATCGTCGCGCGAACGTCGACCGCAGCCGCCGGACGCCGTGTGGGCGCTCTCGACATCTACATTCCCGACTATTCATCGCTGTCGACGGCACAGGGGCCGGTTATCAGCGCGATCGATATCGGGATTGAGTTTCTCGATCCGAACGATGGAGCGATTGCCGGAAGCGCCGGCCTGCCGGGGGGGCCAACGAACAACATCGTTGCCGTGGAAAAACAGTCCGCCGCCTATGGAAGCATCAGCAACGTCACAATTGACGTGAAAGGCAACGGCTGCTGCTTTTCGGGTATCGTCGTGCAGGACGGCCTGGACGATGCAGTCAGCATCCGCCGCGCAATCCTGACGAATGTCGCGACCGACGGATCGTCTTCCTACGGCGGCATTCAATACAAATCGCGCGTAAGAGCCGGCAATGAAATCTCGATCGGAATGGCGGCCGGAACGGCAGCGAAGCCGTACAAACCCGTTGCAGGAGGCACGGCCGACATCGTGTCGCACTGCGATACGATCTTTGTCGCTTCGTCGGTACCGGCAGGAAGCGACACCACAAGCAGGGCCGTGCGCTGGGCAGCCCCACGAAACGCCTACGTCCATAAGGTCGAGATCGTTTCGTCGACGAATATCAACAAGTCGGTCGACGACACGAATTACACCCAGCACGAGCTTCGCAACGAGAATGGCACCAGCGTCCTTGTCAGCGCGAATTCCAAGCTAACCGGGGGCCAGAACTTTCCGGCCCAGTCGTTCAACGCGATTCTGCAAGCGGCCAACCTGGCCGGAAGTTCGCTCAACGACTGCTTCTACGGCAGGGGAAACCGCCTTTCGTACACCAAGAACGACTTTGGGACGGGCAATGCGCTGACCGATGCATCGCTTCGCATCCACTGGGCGCCGTTCTGATGAGCATTGCGGCAGCGGCCGCCGGCGAAAGGGCGGTCAGCGACCAGGCGCGCCTCGTTTCCGGAAGCTCCGTGGCGAGCGCCAGGCGCATCACTCCAAAAGCCGATCCGACGCTCATCCCCGAGCGGCGCTGAGGGCGCTCAAGACAGCGAGGAACAAATGACAGTGTTGCTTAAGGACCCGGAGGCGAGCCTCGATTACGCCGTCGACTGGGGCGCCGAATATCTGACCGGCGAAACGCTGGCGCAGAGCGACTGGCAGGTGACCCCCGTCGAGATCGGCGGGATCGGCATATCCGCCAACCGCTTCGACCAGACCGTCGCCAGCGCGACTGCGGCGGGAGGCGTCGCCGGGCACGTTTACCAGCTGATCAACCACGTCGTTCTCTCGTCGGGCCTGACCGACAGCCGCTCAATCGTCGTGCGCGTGGAGAAAAGATGATGGCGGCCGAAACCATCCAGGCGATCGTGACGCTGGCGGAGGCCCAGGCCTATGCGCGGATCGAAAGCGGCGAGGAAGAAGGGCTGCTTGCCGGTCTCGTCCGAAGCGCCTCGGCCTTGTGCGAGGCGTTCCTGGGCCAGGTTGTGATCGCCCGCCCCTTTTCCGAGCAGCTGACAGCAAGCTGCGAATGGCAGAGGCTGACGGTGTCGCCGGTGCGATCGATCGAGAGCGTGAGCATAAACGGCGTGCCGGCGGAACCTGGCACCTATGCGACCGACCTGGATGCGACCGGATGCGGTTGGGTACGGTCAGCCCATCCGAGCGGAACGGAGACCATCGAGGTTTCCGGCATGGCTGGAATTGCGATCGAGCAGAACGGCGTGCCCGAGCCCATCCGGCAGGGCGTCCTTCGGCTCGTCGCCCATCTTTTCATGGCGCGCGACGGCGAAGGCGGCGAAGTTCCGGCGGCAGTCACTGCCCTGTGGCGGCCCTATCGCCGAATGCGGCTGTCGTGATGAGCGAGTTCGCGGGAACGCTTCGCCAGCGGATCGTCATCGAGCGGCCGACGACGACACGAACGGCAACGGGCCTGCAGGAGTCTGGCTGGGAGCAGGTGGCGAGCTGCCGTGCCTCGATCGTCCTGGAGGGGATCGGCGCGCAAAGCGAAGCCATGGCCTTCAGCGCAATGCCCAAGCTTCGCGTGACGATCCGAAGGAGGGGCGGGATCGCGATCGACCAGCGCATCCGCTGGGGCGCGCGGACGATGATGATCCGCCAGCTTCTGGACGATCCGAGCCTTCCCGACCGGCTGGAGATGCGCTGCGAAGAGGTGCGGCCATGATGGACCGGTTGATCGAGCGGGCCGAGCGGATCGCGCGAGCCGCACAGGCGCGGCGTCTGCAGCAAATTGCAGCGCAGCTGGGAGCGAGCGGCATGCGAGCACAAATCGATGGCGAATCTGTAGTCTTTCAAGCTCGGGGACTGGCGCAGCGCTGGGTTTCGGACCCACTGGTGAGATTCGTCTCCGCGAGGACGGCATGAGCGCGGGCGGAGCAGTCCAGGCGCAACTGGCGGCAAGTCTTGCGACGCTGACCGGGCTGACCGGGGTATTCGACGGTCCGCCGGCGCGAGCGGCCTTTCCCTATGCGGCGATCGACGCATCATTCGAGAGCGACTGGAGCCACAAGAGCGGCGTCGGGCGCGAAGTGATGATCGCGGTCACCATCTGGGACGACCAGCCGGCGCGGCTGCAAGCGCTTGCCGACGAGGTTGAAGCGAAGGTCGCGGCGATCGGCGGCGATGCGGAATGGCAATTGGTGAGCCTGGCGATGGTCCGGCGGCGGACGATCCGTGACGTCGCCGGCCCGTGGGCAACGGCAGTGGATTTCAGGGCGCGGCTGCTGGCCGCCTGATCACCCCACCCCGGCTGCTCCCCATCCGGGGGCGTGGATAAAGTATCGAAAAAGGAGAAGTTTATGGCGGCGGAACGCGGAAGCGCATTCTTGCTCAAGATCGGCGACGGCGCGAGCCCGCCAGGGTTCGTCACGGTGGCTGGGCTGAAGACGACGCAGCTGTCGATCAACGGCGATGCGATCGCAATCACCAACAAGGGCAGCGGCGGCTGGCGCGAGCTGCTTTCGGGCGCAGGCGTGCGGTCGGTATCGGTGGCGGCCAGCGGCATCTTCACTGGAAGCAGCGCCGAAGCTGAGGTGCGATCGCTCGCGCTGAACGGAAACCTCCAGGATTACGAATTGAGCTTCGAAAGCGGCGAGAGGATGCAGGGCCAGTTCCTGGTCACCCGCCTGGAATATGCGGGCGATTTCAACGGCGAACGCAACTACACGCTGGCGCTGGAAAGCTCCGGCGAAGTCGCCGCGCTGTGAGCACCGCCAATCCGCACCGCGGCGAGGCCAATCTTCGGGTCGGCGGCGAGACCTTGCTGCTTCGGCCGAGCTTTTCGGCGCTGGTCGCGGCCGAGCAGGAATTGGGTCCGCTGTTCGAGCTCGTCGAGCGGGCAAGCGAAGGCCGGCTGCGGCTGCAGGAGATCGCGGCGCTGTTCGATCATTTGTCGGCGGGCCGGCCGCCGGCGATCAGCCGCGAGCGGATCGGGGAGGCCATCGTCGAAACGGGCCTGGCGAGCATCAGCCCTGCCCTTCGGCTGATCCTGTCGCAAATCCTGAAAGGCCGATGAGGTTCGGCGAGAGAGCCGCCGAGCTGGCCGGATATGCAAGCGCCCTGCTGGGCTGGAAACCCGGCGAATTCTGGAATGCGACGCCGCTGGAGCTTGAAACGGCGCTGGGCGGCGGCACGACGATCGAGCCGGTCAACCGGTGCGAGATGGAGCGGCTGGCAATCCTGTTCCCAGACAAGCGAGACACATGATGGACGATGAAATCGAGCGCATGGTGATCAGCGTGCGCGCCGACACGGCCGCGTTCGCGCGGGACGTCAATAGCATGCGCGGCGAGCTGGAGGGCCCGCTGGTGCAGGGCGTCGGGCGCGCCGGGCGAATGATCGACACGGCTTTGTCGCGGGCGATCACGACGGGCAAGGTCGGCTTCGGCGATTTGAAGAAGGTGGCGCTGGCGGCGATGGAGGACATCGCCTCGGCTTCGCTGCGGGCGCTATTTCGACCGGAGGGCGGGGGAAGCCTTGGCGCCGGACTGCTCGGCGGGCTGAGCGGGCTGGTTTCGGGACTTCTTGGATCGCCCGGCAGGGCGACGGGCGGGCCGGTCAGCGGTGGGCGCGCCTATATGGTCGGCGAGCGCGGGCCGGAGCTTTTCGTCCCGTCGACGGGCGGGCGGATCGAGCAGGTCGGAGGCGGAAGGCCGCGTGACGTCCGCGTCGCCATTTCCATCAACGGCGGGCCCGGCGCGAGCGAGCCGCAGGTGCTTCGGCAATCGTCGAGGCAGGTCGCTCGAGCGGTCCGCTCGGCGCTGCAAAAGGGCGAGCAATGAACCACTGGTTCACGAGCGCGGACGCGCCGATCTGCACGACCTGGGTCAAGAGGTTCGATCCTTTTCACTGGCGGGTCGATTTCCCGCTGGGGAGCATGGCCAGCCTGGTCACTTCGAGCGACGGCCACGGGCTGAGCGTCGCGGCGGAGCTGCTTCGCAAGGGCGATATCGCCGGGCTGATCTTCGAGAGCGAGGATTTGAAGGCGCATCCGGCGCACGCCAGGGAAACGGTGCGGGATTATTCGGGCACGACCTTGTCGTTTCACTGGCGGTCGGCGGGGGCAATCCCGCTCGATGCGGTGAACGGCCCTACCTTGACCATCGAGGGGCGGGACTCGGACGGAGCTCCGCGCAGCTGGTTCGTCCGCCTGTGGAATTATGCGAGCGGCAATCCGGAGGACGCCTCGGTCTCGATGGACTTCGACGCGCTGGATGCCGGATTTTCCCTTCCGGAGGACGCCGACAGGGTGTTTCCGGGCGACATCGACCGGATGTTCATAAGCCTTGTCCCGCCCGATTTCGTGGCCGGGTCGGAGGAGGTCCGCGAAGCGCCGGCCGTTGTGACGGTAACTCTGACAGAGATCGTGTGCGGCGGGGCGAAGAGCGTCCTGTCGATCAAGGATGCGGTTGCGCCGGAGCATGAGCTTCGAATCGCGACCGCCTATGATGACATGTACGACCTGCCGCCGGAGCGGGTCGTCGACATGGCCGAGCGGCTCGGGTTTCGCGGGACGATCAATCATTATGTCGGGATGAGCCACTATTTCGGGCTCGACGGGTCCGCGCGGGTCGATCCGCAGCGGACGCTGAATGACGCGGCGCTGGCGTGGCACCGGGAGTTCGCCGGAGCAGCGGCGGAACGCGGCTATCGCGTGATCTGGTCGATCTCGTACGAATTGCTCGATCAATTCTGTCCCGATGGATGGAAGCAGAGGGCTTTCGACGGCAGCCCTGCATTGACTGCGTGGAATCCGCCGTCGGCGCTCGTTTCGCCGGCGAGCGCGGAAGCCATCGCGTTCCTGGGGCGGGTCGCTGCAGCGCTTGCGGGAATTTCCGTGGAGTTTGGAATGGAGCCGATGGTCCAGATCGGCGAGCCCTGGTGGTGGGTCACGACTGGCGGCAGGCTCTGCCTTTACGACGATGCGGCGAAGGCCGCGCTGGACGGAAGCCCGGTGGAGATAGCGGACGTTCGAGCGCCGATGAGCGCCGAGCAGCTGGATTTGCTCGATCGGGCCGGCGAATTGCTCGCGGGATCGACGGCTGCAATCGCGGACGCGGTCCGGGAAGCGGTGCCCGCCGCGAAGCTTCACCTGCTCGCTTATTTGCCGACCGTGCTGGACCCGTCGGCGCCCGAGCTGAAGCGTGCGAACCTGCCGGTCGGATGGGCGATGCCCGCCTTCGATGTCCTCCAGGTCGAGGATTATGAATGGGTGACCGCCGGACGCACGAGCCGGCGGAACGCCGCCTATGCGGAAGTAGAAACGCGGCTCGGCTACGCGAAGCAGGCGCAGCATTATTTTGCCGGCTTCATCGCCGATCCCGGGCAGCGCGAGGCGTGGGACGAAGTCATTTCCGCAGCGACCGACGCGCAGAGACGAGGCGTGGCGGAGACCTTCGTCTGGGCGCTTCCGCAAATCGTTCGCGACGGCCTCACAATCTTTGGAGAAACGCCTGTGATTGGTTTCGATGAGGTCGACTTCCCGATCGAGATTGGCGCGGAGGCGAGCGTCGCTCCGGGCTTTTCGACAAACGTCATCACAAGCGCGAGCGGCAACGAATATCGCAACGTGAACTGGCAGCAGGCGCGGTTGCGGTTCGACGCAGGTCCCGGCGTTCGAAGCCAGGAAGATATGGAAACGTTGATCGCCTTCTTTCGAGCGCGGCGCGGAGCGGCGGTCGGCTTTCGCTTCCGCGATCCGTTCGACCACAGTTCTAACGGAATGACGGGCGAGGCGACGGCGCTCGACCAGCCAATCGGGACTGGGGACGGAATCGAAACGCGGTTCCTGCTGGCCAAGGATTATGGCGGCGGCGAACAGCGGCGGATCACCCGGCCGGCGGCCGGATCGGTTCGGGTTGCCGTGGACGGTGCCGAGCAATCGACCGGCTGGAGCCTGGAACCATTCGGGACGATCCTTTTCGATGAGCCGCCGGCGGCGGGCTCGGTCGTCACCGCCGGGTTCGAGTTCGACGTTCCAGTCCGCTTTGCCGAGGACCGGCTCGACGTGAACCGCTCGACCTTCCTCGCCGGCGAAGCGCCCAGCGTATCCCTGGTCGAAGTCCGGGAGGGATGATGGTCGGGATCATCGACGAAGCGCTGGGTTCGCTTGTTTTCTGCTGGAGGCTGGAGCGGGCCGACGGCGCTGGCATTGCGCTTACCAGCGGCGACCGCGCCGTGAATTACGGCGGGGTCAGATACCGAAGCTCGCCCGGGATGAGTCCCGCGGCAGTCACGAGAAGCCTCGGGCTGGATTCGGACGGCGGTGAGACATCCGGCGTCGTCAGCGCGGATTCCCTGACCGAAGAGGATCTCCTACTCGGCCGGTGGACGGGTGCATCGGTCACGCTGCTTGCGACCGACTGGGCAAATCCTTCCGAAAGCGTGCAGTTGGTCGGCGGAGACTTGGGCGAGGTTTCGATCGAGGGCGACAGCTTTTCGGCAGAGCTCCTGGGCGCGGCTTCGAAGCTGTCGGCCGCGCCCTGCCCAAGCACCTCGGCAGAGTGCAGGGCCGAATTCGGGGACCGGTGGTGCGGAGTGGACCTCGCCGGGCGATCCATCCGCGCTGAAGTGATTTCCGCCGTGGGGAACGGGCTTCAACTCGATCGCGTCGTCGATCCCGCGATGTTGGCGGGGAGGCTGCGCTTCCTCAGCGGGAAGAATTGCGGGGCGAAGAGCACAATCCTGTCGATTGACGGAGCGAGCGTTACGCTACGGGACAGACCGCGCGCTCCGGTCGAACCGGGATGCGCGGTCGAGGTGCGCGAAGGCTGTGACAAAAGCTTCGCCACCTGCGTGTCGAGATTCGCCAACGGCATCAATTTCCGAGGCGAGCCTCATCTTCCAGGAACGGACCTGCTGGCGAGCTATCCCGGCCGATGAGCGAGGCCAGTTATTCCGTCGTGCGGCGCGCACGGCGGCTCGTCGGGATTCCATTCCGGCCGCAAGGGCGGGATCCGGCGACGGGCCTCGACTGCGTGGGCGTCGCCATCAACGCGTTCGGGATCGATCCTGGCGCGATCCGGCGCGATTATCGGCTGCGCGGAGACCACCAGCATGAAATCCAGCGGACGCTGCAGCGATGGTTCCACCAAGTTCATCCGAGCGCGCCCGAACCGGGCGATCTTATCCTTTGCAGCGTGCGATACGATCTGCCGCATTTCGCGATCCAGTGCGGGCAAAGCTTCATCCACGCCGACGCAAGGCTGAGGCGCGTGGTTGAAACGCCCGGCCGGCTCGAATGGCCAGTCCTGGCGGTCCTCCGTCCCTTCGAAATCCATACGAGCTGATCCATGACAACACTCGCATTGAGCTCCATCGGTACTGCGCTCGGCGGGCCGGTCGGAGGCGCTATCGGAAGCCTGATCGGCCAAGGCATAGACCAGCAGCTTTTCGGCTCCGGCCCGCGCCGAGGGCCCCGGCTCGGCGACCTTTCCGTCCAGACTTCGCGCTATGGAGCCGACATTCCCAAGGTCTTCGGGACGATGCGCGTCGCCGGCAATATCGTCTGGGCAACGAACCTGATCGAGAGCAGCGAGACCGAGGCCGCGAAGAACGGTCCTTCGACAGTCACTTACAGCTATTCGGCCAACTTGGCAGTGGCCCTGTCGTCCCGGCCCATCAAGTCCGTCGGAAGAATCTGGGCGGATGGAAATCTGATCCGGACCGCGGATGGCGAGTTCACCGTCCAGACCGGCTTCCGAATTCATCAAGGGTCGGAGGACCAGGGCGTCGATCCACTGATCGGATCAGTCGAGGGGCCGGACAACAGCCCGGCCTATCGGGGACTTGCGCTTGCGGTATTCGACGGCTTGCAGCTTGCGGCTTTCGGAAACAGAATTCCGTTCCTGACTTTCGAAGTCATCGCCGACGATGCGCCGGTTCCAGTCGCTGAAGCGCTTTCCCAGATCAGCGATGAGGTTATCCGGCTCACCGATAATCGCGCGCTGATCGGCTATGCCTTTTACGGCGACAGCATTCGCGCCGCCGTCGAGCCACTGGTCCGTGCGTTCGGAATCGACCTTGTCGATGATGGAAGCGTGCTTGGTTCGGCCGCCCTGGAACCGGTCGTGTTCGATCGCGGCGAGGTTGGCTGCGCGTTTGCCGATCAAAAGGTACCGCGCGTCGAGCGGTCTCAAGTTGCTTCATCGGCCCTCCCGTCGACACTGACGCTCGCTTATTACGACGCTGACCGTGATTATCAGTCGAACGTCGCTCGGGCGGCGACAGACGCCGGCCGGCAGTCGGTTGAAGAGATCGACCTTGCCGCCGTCCTCGATGTTGCGACAGCAAAGGGGCTTGCGGAGAGTGCCCTTGCCAGGCGGTGGTGCGACCGTGACCGAATGACCCTTCGATTGCCGCAGGCCTTTCTGACGGTGCGTCCGGGTATGCTCCTCCAGGAATCGACCGGCGGCGATGCGTGGAAAGCGCTGCGAGTCTCGCTGGAATCGCTGGTGGCAGTCGTCGAGCTCAGCCCTGCGTGCGGGCCGGCGGCGCCACTGGCGGGGGATCCCGGCCGAGTGCTGCGATCGAAGCCCGCGCTGGCGACGCCGACCATTCTGGTCATCGCCGAGCTTCCCGACGACGGGCTGGGGAGCGCAGACAAGCCGATTGTCGCGATCGCTGCCGCCGGGAATGCGGTGCCCGCCCCGCTGCAGGTGGACGTGGGAGCGAACAGTTTCCCCATGGCGTCGGGGGCCGCGGCTACCATGGGGCGAGCGCTTTCGATCCTGCCTTCAGGCCAGTCGGCGCTGCTGGATCTCCAAGGCACGGTCGATGTCCAGCTGGATTGCGCCGGGGACTGGCTCGAGAATTGCGACCTGGATGGCCTGGTCGCCGGCAAGAACCTAGCAATGCTCGGCAAGGAGATCATCCAGTTCGGGTCGGCATCGCCGATGGGGCAAGGCGCCTTTCGGCTCGAACGCCTGCTCCGCGGAAGAGCGGGCACCGAATGGGCGATGGGCGATCATGCCGCCGGGGAGCCTTTTATCCTGCTCGAAAAATCGCGGCTTGCGCTGCTGCCGCTTTCCAGGGGCCAGACCGGGTCGATCGTGCAGGTTACGCCTTGCGGTCTGGCCGACGCGGGTGCGGCCCCGGTCAAAGCGACCGTGATGGGCGAAGCGTTGCGGCCGCCAAGCCCCGCGCATCTACGGGTCTATTTCGACGAACTGCAGAACCTGCGTTGCACCTGGGTGCGGCGAAGCCGGAGCGGGTGGCAGTGGCTGGACGGTGTCGATGCCCCCCTGGGTGCAGCGAAGGAATTGTACCGAATCAATCTGTCAGGTGGCGAAGGGTCACTGCTTTTCGAAACGGACGTTCCCGAACTGTCGATCGAAGCGAATCAAGTCGTCGCGCTGGGTGCCGGGAATATTCAAATCAGTGTCCTTCAGGTCGGCGACTTCGCGACCTCGCGGCCCGCGACAGCAATCATAGCGAGGAGCTAGAACAGAAATGGACGTTACCGAGCGCTTGTCCCTTCCCTTGCTGAGTCCGGGCCAGGCCCAGAAAGAGCTTTTTCACAACGAGGCGTTGCAGCTTCTGGATTCATTGGTTGCGCCCGCGGTCGAGGAAGGACCGACGAATGATCCGCCCGCCAGTCCCGTCATCGGCCTGTGCTACCTGATCGGCGAGGCGCCGACGGGAGAATGGATAGATTACAAAAACTACCTGGCCGCGTACACGAGCGCCGGGTGGCGATTCCTCCCGCCTGCCTCCGGCATGGCGATTTTTGTCAAATCGAGTTCGACTGTCGCGACGTTCGGTTCCGCCGGCTGGGAAATGGGTGTCCTGCGCGGATCACAGCTGTTGATCGACGGGGACCAGGTGGTTGGTTCGCGCGGCCCGGCAATTGCGGACCCGTCCGGCGGTTCTTCGGTCGACGCCGAAGCGCGAGCAGCGATCGCCGCGATCCTTGCAACTTTGCGCCAACATGGTCTCATCTCGGCATAATCAAAAATCATTTAAAAACCGCGAGTTGCGCTGCGTTGCAGAGCGAGATTGAGGCTTTTCTGCAACAGCTGTCTCTTCTAGCCAGTTGCGTGGGGCCAGACCCTCTCATAAGAGATTCGAGCAGTTCTGTTTTCTGAACGCGTTTGAAAGGGGACTTTTCTATGCGCAAGCTAGCCATTGGTTTGGCGCTCGCGTCGACGGCCTTGGCAACTCCCGCCCTGGCTCGTGACCACAGCTTCTATGCTGGCCTCGAGGGCGGCGCGATGGTGGTTGAAGATGCGAATGTCGATATCTACGACAGCACCGCCACCACCGCCATCAACGACTTTGCCGTGATGGACTTCCATCCGGGCTGGGACATCGACCTCGTCGGTGGCTATGACTTCGGCATGGTCCGCCTCGAAGGCGAACTGGGCTACAAGCACGCAAGCCTGGACGAAGTCGAATTCCGTGACATTCCGGACACCGGCCTCGGCTTCGGTTCGCACCTGAACGCCGACGGCAGCGCCCGGTCACTTTCGTTCATGATCAACGGTCTTCTCGACCTTGGTGATGACGACAGCTGGAGCGGCTACGTCGGTCCCGGCATCGGTATCGCCGACGTCAAATATTCGGTGAACTCGATCGAGGGCGTCGACCTCGGCGATTCCGGCCTCGATGGCGACTTCTCGCAGACTCGCCTGGCCTGGCAGGTCGTTGCGGGCGTTCGCACGGCGATCACCCCGACCCTGGACCTCGGCCTGAAGTATCGGTTCTTCAACGTTCCGAACATCAAGACGGACGATGTCGACGGTTATGCCAAGACCCGCTGGCGGTCGCACAGCCTGCTGCTGAGCCTGATCTACAATTTCGCTCCGCCGCCGCCTCCGCCGCCTCCGGCGACGCAGACCTGCCCGGATGGAACGGTGATCCTGGCTACCGAGACGTGCCCGGCTCCGCCGCCTCCGCCTCCGCCGCCGCCGCCCGCTCCCGAGCGCGGCTAAAGCGACGGTCAGCGAAAGCTGACGAAGACAAAAGCCGGCCCGGTGGCTCTCCACCGGGCCGGTTTTTTATTGGCGCCTCTCTCGGCGTTGTGACGCAAAAGACACAGCGCACCTTTAAACGCAGCGATTGCAGCCAAATCGGACCTAAAATATTGTAGGGACCGAGGCTCTATCAGCTGAGTCGCGACAGGGGACCAAGAGATGCGCAAGCTCGTACTGGCATTTGCACTTGCTTCAACGGGGCTCGCTACGCCAGCGATCGCCCGTGATCACAGCGTTTACGTAGGCCTTGAAGGTGGCGCGATGCTGCTCGAGGACTCCGCGTTCGATTACGACGACGACGGAACCTTCGGACATATCGACAACGCCTACACCCTGGACAGCAAGCCGGGTTGGGACATCGACCTGGTCGGCGGTTACGATTTCGGCATGGTCCGCCTCGAAGGCGAACTGGGCTACAAGCATGCTTCGGTCGATGAAGTCGAGGTCAGCAACGCCGTCACCCATGGCGGGTTCGGATCGCACTTCAACGCGGACGGGCATTCCACCGCCTGGTCGGTCATGGTCAATGGCCTTCTGGACCTCGGCGACGATGACAGCTGGAGCGGCTATGTCGGACCCGGCATCGGCGTTGCCCGAGTGACGACCGACTTCGACATTCCTGACATCGACAAGGGCTTCAACGGCGACCGCGGTCGGATCGCCTGGCAGGTCGTTGCGGGTGTCCGCAAGGCAATCACCCCGAACC